TCTGACCCCTCAAGAGGCGCTAGCTGCACAGATGGCCCTCAAACACATGAGTCGGGTGGAGAAGATTGCGTTTTTGGCAGAACTCGAGGAGCAAGACCGTCGGTTTGGGCTAAATAAGGCGCAGACTGACCCCATTGAGTTTGCTAAACGTGTTTATCCGGGGTTTAAAGTAGGCCCGCACCACAGAAAACTGGCCAAAATCTTCCAAGACGTGGTGGACGGCAAGAAAAAGCGCGTGATTATCAACATCGCGCCACGTATGGGTAAGTCTGAGTTCAGCTCCTACCTGTTTCCCGCGTACTTCTTGGGGCGCTATCCCGAGAAAAAGATCATTATGGCAACGCACACGGCGGGTTTGTCAGAAGACTTTGGTCGAAGAGTCAGAAACTTGTTGGAGAGCGAGGAATATGCTGAAGTCTTTAAAGACACCGTGGTCGCCGACGACCAGAAAGCTGCTGGTAAGTGGTCTACTGGTGCTGGGGGCCAGTACTACGCTGTTGGTGTGGGTGGTGCTCTTGCTGGCCGTGGGGCCGATCTGTTTGTAATTGACGACCCGCACTCTGAGCAGGACATGAAGGCTAACAGCCGACTGTCGTTCGATACGGCATGGAGCTGGTTCCAGACCGGGCCGCTACAGCGACTGATGCCCAACGGGGCTATCATCATAATTATGACGCGCTGGAGTCTGTTGGACCTGACCGGCCGGTTGCTTGACTTTCAGATGCGCAACCCAGACGCCGACAACTGGGAGCTGGTTGAGCTGCCAGCCATACTGAACGAGGACACCGAGGACGAGAAGAGTCTCTGGCCAGAGCAGTGGCCACTCGATCAGTTGCGCGCTAAGAAGATGCAGTTGGACCCGAGGTTCTGGAACGCGCAGTACATGCAGCAGCCGACCTCAGACACGAGTGCGGTAATCAGCCGTAAGAGCTGGCGTATCTGGGAGCCAGAGGACCCGCCCACTTGTGAGTATGTGATACAGAGCTGGGACACGGCGTTTGAGACAAGTAACACCGCCGACTACAGCGCGTGCACAACGTGGGGTGTCTGGTACAACGAGGACGACGGGGGGTCCCCTAACTTAATCTTGTTGGATGCGTTCAAGGACAGGATGGCGTTCCCCGAACTCAAGGCCACCGCACTCAAGCACTACAAGGAGTGGTCGCCAGATGCGTTCATCGTTGAGAAAAAAGCAGCGGGGGCACCACTTATCCAAGAGCTGCGGCGCATGGGCATCCCCGTGCAGGAGTTCAGCCCGAGCCGGGGTAATGATAAACACGTCAGGATAAACGCGGTGTCGGACTTGTTTGCGTCCGGTAAAGTGTGGGCTCCCGACAAACGTTGGGCGCGCGAGGTCATCGAAGAGGTGGCGTCGTTCCCTGTTGGCGAGCATGACGACTATGTTGATACGGTGTCACAAGCGCTGTTACGATACCGACAAGGCGGGTTCATCAGTTTGAACAGTGATGAGCAAGAAGATAAATACTTCAGGGCGCGCAGAGCCGCGTACTATTAAGGATAAATTATGTCGATTGAAAAGTCACTGTACCGAGCGCCCGTGGGGCTGTCAGCACTTGCAGAAGAACCCGATCTTGAGATTGAGATTGAAGACCCCGAGTCGGTAACCATCCGATCAGGCGAGACTGAGATCGAGATTGAGCCGGGTGAGGTTGACAACGAGTTCAACGAGAACTTGGCCGATGTGTTGGATGAGGGCGACGTTTTGTCGTTGGCCAGTGACTTGGCAGGCGACATCGAGAATGACCTGTCCTCGCGCAAAGACTGGGAGAAGATGTACAAGGACGGCATTACGTTGCTGGGCTTGAAGTTTGAAGAGCGTACCGAGCCGTGGGATGGCGCGTGCGGCGTGTTCCACCCGATGATCACTGAAGCCGTGGTGCGGTTCCAGTCTGAGACCATCATGGAGACATTCCCCGCCAAGGGGCCTGTGCGCACTAACATCGTCGGTAAAGAGACGCCCAAGAAGAAAGAGGCGGCTGCGCGCATCGAAGAAGACATGAACTGGCAGTTGACTGAGAAGATGCCCGAGTTCCGTCTCGAGCATGAGAAGATGTTGTGGAACCTGCCAAGCGCGGGTTCGGCGTTCAAGAAGGTGTACTACGACCCGAGCCTTGAGCGCCAAGTTTCCATATTTGTCCCAGCAGAAGACGTTATCCTGCCGTACGGCACGAGTGACTTGAAAACAAGTTACCGTATTACGCACCGCATGCGTAAGAGCAAGAATGACTTGGTCAAGCTCATGCACGCAGGGTTCTACCGAGAGGTGGAGCTAGGCGAGCCCACCAAGTATCTGTCGGACATTCAAGACAAGAAAGACAAAGAGACTGGGTTCTCAGCAAGTTATGACGACAGGTTTGAGCTCTACGAGGTACACGCTGACTTAGACCTGCCGGGGTTTGAAGACGCTGATGACGACGGGCCAACAGGCATCGCGCTTCCGTACGTGGTGACTATGATTCGCGGCACAAACGATGTGCTGGCCATCCGACGTAACTGGAAGGAAGAAGACGACCTTCAGCTCAAGCGTGACCACTTTGTGCACTACCAGTACATCCCCGGCTACGGCGCGTACGGCTTCGGGCTATTTCACCTAATCGGGGGGTTCGCTAAGTCAGCGACCAGCATCATGCGGCAGTTGGTCGACGCAGGTACGCTAAGTAACTTGCCGGGTGGCTTAAAAGCGCGTGGTTTGCGCATTAAGGGCGACGATACTCCCATCGCGCCGGGCGAGTTCCGAGACGTAGACTTAGGCTCAGGCAACATCCGCGACAACATCCTGCCGCTGCCCTACAAAGAGCCCTCAGCCGTACTAGCTGCGCTGATGGACAAGATCGTCGATGAAGGACGTAGATTTGCGGCAACGGCAGACTTAAAGATCAGTGACATGTCCAACCAAGCACCGGTTGGTAGCACGTTGGCTATCCTAGAGCGCACCCTCAAGGTGATGTCAGCCGTTCAGGCGCGTGTGCACTATGCGTTCAAGCAAGAGCTGCAGTTGTTGGCGGGCATCATCCGCGACTACACGCCAGAGAGCTACGACTATGAGCCCGACGATGGCAGTCGCAACATCAAGCAGGACGACTACCATAACGTAGAGATTGTGCCAGTCAGCGACCCTAACGCTGCAACCATGTCACAACGTGTTGTGCAGTATCAGGCTGTCATTCAGTTGGCCACATCAGCACCGCAGATATACAACCTGCCGATGCTGCATAGACAAATGCTTGACGTGTTGGGCATTAAGCATGCCGACAAACTCGTGCCGTTGGAAGAAGATCAGAAGCCCGTAGACCCCGTGTCTGAGAACATGAACGCGCTGATGGGTAAACCACTCAAAGCGTTCTTGTACCAAGACCACGAGTCGCACATCAAGGTGCACACCGCCGCCATGCAGGACCCCATCGTACAGCAGCTTGTTGGCCAGAACCCACAGGCACAGATGATCATGGGCGCGATGCAGGCGCACATCGCCGAGCACGTTGGCTACGCTTACCGGCAGAAGATCGAGCAAGCGCTTGGTGTGGCGTTGCCCAACCCAGAAGACGAGTTGCCACCAGAGATGGAAAAAGAGATTAGCCGTCTGATGGCAGAGGCTGCACCACAGGTCTTGGCACAGAGTCAGGCCATGCAGGCTCAGCAACAAGCTCAGCAGAACGCACAAGACCCAGTGTTGCAGATGCAGATGCAAGAGTTGCAGATCAAACAGGGCGAGTTGGCCCTCAAGCAGAAGAAGCTTCAAGTCGATGCGGCGGCTAAAGCAGACGAGCTTCGGATCAAAGAAATGGCGGTTCAAGGCAAGAACGAGGTTGATGGCGCGCGCATCGGGGCGGACTCTGCCAAGACTCGTCTCGAGCTCGACTCTAGAAACCAGCTTGATGGGCTAAGGATCGGCAGTGACATCGCGCACAAACGTGCAGTCTTAGAATCACAGAAGAACAAACCACCTAAAGGGAATAAATAATGGACTTACTGGTCATGGATTTTATTGAAGCGATGCGCAAGAAAATTCGCGACGACATGAATAATTACACTGACGACTTGGCAAATGGTCAGTGCACAGACTTTGCTACGTACAAAGAGCTTTGCGGGGTGATTCGGGGTCTAGT